CGGACACCACGGCCGCATAGGCGGTGTTCGCCGTCGCGATCGTGCCTGCATCCGTAACAGTCAGGAATGCCCGATCCGCGTCGATGCGGTAGTTGACGTTGGCCGTCGACGCAACAACAACAAGGCCCATGTCCTTGAACGTTGCGGTGCCGTCGGAGAACGTGGTTCCGTCCGTGGTGAAGGTCGGGGGTGACCCGGCAGACGTTCCGGAAACGGTGCAGATGTACCAGTGGCTATTCGGCGTTGCAGGCTGGTACACGTTGCCGACGACGTAGGCAGTCGAGTCAGCGCGCGCCGCAGCGTCGTCGCCTTCCTTGATCCGGACCGCGACCGAGGAAACATCGCGCACGCCGCTGGGGTTGTTCGTCGTCGCACCGAGCTGGTAACCGGCCCCGGCGTTCACCTTGCTGATTACTTCGTCGGTGACCGGGGTCGCCGTCTGCGTGATGGTCGACACGGTTCCAGCCAGGAACAGCGACAGGTTGCGTGCGCTGAGGTTGTCGCACGTGATCTCGATCGACCGCGTCAGACTGATCGGCACAGTCAGGTCGGTTTCTGCCACGCCGCCTTCGCTGTTCGTGTGCTCGTACTGCTCACCTTCAACGGTGATCTCGAAGCCGGGGCAGTTACCGAACGGCACGAAGCCCTGGTAGTCGGTGCCGTCCAGGATGTTGAGCAGCGGCTTGCCGCGGCCGAAAACGTATTCATTGGTGTAGGGGATCAGATTCGGAGCTGCCATTTCCTTTCTCCAGAAATGCGAAACCCCCTCGCGGGGGTCTCTTGGTGGGGGTTACTTGCGTCGCTTGCGCTTGCTCGGGCGCGGAGGACGGCTATCGCTGTCCGCCTCGGGCTCATCAACGATCAAGCCGGCGCCGAGCGAGCGCAGATGTTTGGCTTTCGCCTCCGGCAGATCGATCCTGTCGCCCGCGCTGTACTCAGCGCCGGCATGTGTCCAGTCCTGGACGAATTCAAAGCACGCGGGTCGGATCACCGAATCCCTCCTGATAGGTCGCCACGAATCGCAGCGACACGATTTCAGCATCCGCGCCCGCAGGACGAGGCAATGCCTCTGCCCCTTCATAGGCGAGCACGGCGATTTTCGAGCCTTGGCACACTTCGCGGATTCCGCCGGATGGTGCCCAGCTCAGCAGGCATTGCTTCACGTCTGCTTTCCCTGCGCCGATCATGTACCCGGTGTCGGCCTGCTCCGCAGGAACCTGAATCTCGATGTCGATCGACTGATTGATCGTCATCGAATAGGACGAACCATCACCGGTTCCGCCTTGCGGTTCCTCCCCCGCATCCCAGACCACAATCGCAGGCAGCTCGGACGAATTAATCGCATCACGCGCACGGAACACGTACCGTCCCGCATCCGTCCGATAGCCATTTTCAGGGCGAATCGTCTTCAACTGCGTGATGATGGCCTCGAACACGGCCTCAGAGATTGGCTGACTCATCGTCCTGCCTTGCAGCGATAGACCCAGCGAGACACGTCCTCAATCTCCTTTTTGCCAGTCGTGAACGTATCGCCGTCGACGACAACGCGGGTTCCCTGCACGGGCTCGTCCGTCACTTCCGACTTGAAGAAATGGATAACCGCGTCGACATAGATCACCTCGCCCTGATCGCCGAATCGCTCAGCGGAACGGTCCACGTAGACACCGCACGCAAGCTGCGTGCCGTCCTTGTAGGTAAGGACAGCATCATCACCACCGGCCGCGGAATCAGCGAGCCCGGCGAAGATTTCAGCGTCTAGTGCCTGTAGGTGTTCGCGCTGGCTCATGGGGCTATCACTCTCCAGCGTGAGCTGGTTCCGTCGTATACCAGTTCCACGCCCCCATCACGACGAACGGCGAGATTCGCACCGGCCGGGCAATAGAACCGATTCGCAGCCGTGCTGGTCGCGTCGTGCGTCAGCGTGATGGTGTCGGCCGTGTCGACGTTCAGAATCGTCAGCCTGCGCCCCTCGGTGCCGCCCGTGATTCCGTTGAGACTCTGCGCACCGGTCGCAGTGAGGCGGAGAATCCGAGTCGTCGCGCTGAGAGAGAAGTTTGCCGTAGCCGCAGTGAGGTTTGCGGTCTGAATTCCGGTCTGAACCTCAGAACCGACGTTGTGCAGCTTCCCCTGCGGGCTGTTCGTACCAACACCGAAGTTTCCAGCACCATTCGAGACGAATGCGTCACCCGTCGACGAGAACTGGTGCCGCATCGTCGACGTGCCGTCCGCGGCGTAGATGTCGAACGTTCCGCCGCCGCTGGTGTTCGTGTTGCGGAAGTAGCGGATCGAGCACGTTGCAGTCGAAAGGTCCGGGAAGTTGAAATTCCAGTTAGTGACGTTGTCCCCATTCGATAGCTGGTACTGAATCGTAGCCGGGCCCGACCCGGCGGCAGACTGCACGAACGTTCCGGCAACGGTCTGCGTATCGCTGAACGTGTTGGCCGTGTTGCACTTCGGAACAGTGTTACCGCTGGTACCGACATGGACGCCGTCTAGTAGATCAGCATCGAGGCCGCTCCCTGATCCGTCGTTGCCGGCGTGCCAAATCGCGTCACTATCCCACGTCAATGCGCCAGTGTCGTCCCCCTTGAGCGTGTAGTTCCCCGAACCGTTTGCCTTTAGCTCAAAGAACACATCCCCAGGACTCGCCCCAGATGGCGGGAGTGAAACTGCCAATAGCGCTTCGTTACCGGAAGCTCGCGCAGCGACTTCACCATAGCGAAGTCCTGACATTGATGCGGTAAACGAAACACCGTCTGTGGACGATCCTGCAACGTAACCATCGAATGCAATGGTTCCGGGGAAGGACATGTCGGGCAATTCCAGAACGTCCCCAGCAAGAAGCTCGCTCGGAACGCCTGCGCGTAATACCAGTGGGCGAAAGTTCGCCATTACAGAGCCCTCACGATGATCGGTTGGCCGACGAATCGAATCGCCGTGGTTGAGTGCGCCACTCCGATGGTCTGCACGACCACGTCGTCAGCGGCGGCCGGGATCGTTGCGGTAACCGCCCCGCCAGTTCCGAGGTAATAGGTCTCGCCGATCGTCAGTCCGGATAACTGGTCATTGACTTGTCCAGGACCGTACACCGTCGCTGTCGCACCCATCGAAACCGCGGCAAGCACGAACCCATCAGCCTTTGTAACCTTTCCTGCGTTACTGGCCTTCTGAACGCGTGCGCCAGAGTCGTTGTAAATCACGACAAAGTCGCCAGCATCAAGCGCCTCGCCGGCAACAATCGAAAGCGTCTCGACGCCGGATGGTCCCGTAGGACCAGTCGGCCCAGTCGGGCCAGTTGCCCCCGTGGGACCAGCTGCCCCTGTGTCACCTGTTGCTCCAGTCGGCCCCGTCGGTCCTGTGGGCCCAGTAGGGCCCGTCGGGCCTGTAGGTCCAACATCGCCCTGCGGTCCAGTAGCTCCCGTAGGGCCAGTAGCCCCGGCCTCGCCTTGGGCTCCGGTTGCGCCTGTAGGCCCAGTCGGTCCAGTAGGGCCTACATCTCCCTGCGGACCTTCGTCACCTTGCGGCCCTGTGGCTCCAGTCGCACCGGTTGCCCCCGTAGCACCGGTGGCGCCTGTTGCGCCAGTGTCGCCCTGCGGTCCGGTCGCTCCCGTGGGACCCGTCTCGCCCTGATCGCCTTGCGGACCAGTCGCGCCGGTAGGACCGGTAGCGCCAGTCGGACCAGTACTCCCCGTCGCGCCGGTTGCGCCAGTGGGGCCCGTCGGACCTTGAGGGCCTGTTGCGCCTGTGGCGCCAGCGGCTCCAGTCGCGCCAGTAGCCCCCGTTGCGCCTTGAATTCCCAGTTGCCCCTGCGCGCCCGTGGGGCCGGTCGGACCCGTAGGCCCGGCTTCACCACGCGGACCCGTTGCACCAGTCGCGCCCTGCGGTCCCTGTGAACCTGTCGCGCCGGTGTTGCCTTGGGTCACCGTGACGCGCTGGATCGTCTGAGAAACGACGACAGCCGGGGTCGACTGCGTTACCTCGACGCTCTGCGCAGCAGCGGAAACACTGACTGCCTGAACCGTCTGCGAAACCGTGACGTTCTGCTGCGTCGCGGATACCTCAATCGTCATCGATTACGTCCGGCAGGATGACGAACGGGATTTCGTAGGAAATCCGATCCTCTGCGTCCAGCGGGTTGTATAGCCGAAGCATCGCCGGCACTTCCTGCGGGCGATTGTTGTACGGCGTTAGCGTCTGAGTCTGCGTTGCGCCGATCGTGACCGTAGCCGTTCCGTCGACATGGTCGATCACGATCCCGTCCAACTCATCCACGGACAACAACGCTGCGCCTGAATCGTTGAAATCGTCGCGCGCCTGAAACTTCGCTTGCGTGTACTTCGCCGGGATTCCTTCCGTGACCGTGACAACGAAAACGCAGGGATCACCCTTGCGGCAAAGCACTCGATCTGACATTTCTCATGCTCCAGAAACGACCAGCCCCGCACTAGGCGGGGCATGGTCGCGGTGTTGCGGTAGGTCAGGTGTTGCGAGCGCGCTGCAACGCCAGCGGGCGGGTGCACACGAACAGCGGATAGCTGTACACCTCCAGTCCCACGTAGGCATCACGATCCCGGTCGGGAATCGACAACGCATACAGGGGCTGGCCCGGCTGGTTGATCGTCGGGAAGAACTCGCCCGGCGTGAACACCACCTGCCAGAAGTCCGGCGCAGCATCGACCGGGAAGAACTTGCACTTGCCCGTCGGAACCTTGACGCTCGCCGATTCCGCGCTGCCGTCCGTGCCTTCGTAGTGGATGAACTCGATTCCGCCGAAGCTCAGCCGACCCGTGTGTGCATCGCCGCGAAGCTCGGCAGCCGCCACCTGGTTCAGGTACGTCGCGCGGACCTCCTGATGCGCGATGAGCTGATCCCAGAACGTGTCGTCGCACAGCCCTGCAACGTAGGTTCGGCCCTGAATCCAGCCGTTCTGCGCTGCATTCTTGGTCGCGCGCACGATGCCTGCACAGGCCTTGCGCAGCACGCCGGACGCCGGGCTCGCAGCGTCAAGGTCAAAATCGACCTCGGTCGGCTGCGTGACGTTGAACGTGCTGTACAGGTCATACAGCGTGGTTGTGCCGTCGGCATCCATCACGATGCCCTGCACCGCGCCCAAACGCATGTTCTCCCACGTCAGATTCACATCATTGACGAGGGCAGCATTGCGCTTGGCGACTTCGGTCTGAACCACGGCCATTTCGGATTCCGTCCCGAATGCGCGCATGTTCGCCAGTTCCGATGCCTGGATCGAATCGCCCTTTGCGATACGCGGCGCTGCCAGATGACGCAGCTTCCGTGCATCGCGCTGGCGCTGAGCCAGAGGCGCACCGCGGGGGCTGGTCTGAATCAGACCCAGCGTCCCGCTGTTTTCCTCGAAGCTCACCACCTCGGTCATGCTGTTCTTGACCGTGAAAAGCTGCATGTCGCCAAGCAGCGTCGGGAGACGCGGCTGCTTGTTGACCGCAGCAGTGAGGGACGCCATGCTGAACGCATCGGCGTTGAAGATGTCCATGTGTGCCATGACGTGCTCTCCTTACCGAGCGACGATGCCCTTGGCCGCCAGCGCGGAAAGCGCCGACGCCCGCTGGGCCGTGGTGACAGAAGCGCCCCAACCCAGGGCGGAGGATTCGACGATCGCCGGACCGCGAGCGAGCGCCACGCCAGCCGCATCGGCCAACGAGGCATCCACGGCTCTGTAGAGCACGCCGTAAGCTTCATGCCGACCGTCGAACGTGGTCGGCGTGTAGGCCACGACCTTGCCGGAGCCCGCGGCGACGATCACGTTGAAGTAGTTGCCGAGGATGAAGTCCGTTGCATCGGTGAGAGTGAAGTTGATGTGACTCGACGTGAACGCAGCGGATGCACCCGTGGTTGTTCCCATGAGGAAGCGGCCGATCGAGGTGCCATCCGGCGCGATGACGTCGAAGTCACCGCCATGACTCACGGCTGCACGCAGACGCACCTGATAGCCACCGTTCTGTGCATCGCGGCCCAGGCTGATTGCCGACATGGTGCCGGTGCCCGTGCCTCCGATTACGGCAGGCGTCCCGCCTGCGGTCACGGCGATGGTGTAGCTGTCGCCGAGCGTCATCGTGCCGCCGTCACTGATCAGGAAGTTGACATGCTCCGACGCGTACGCGGTGCCAACCGCACCATTCGGGAGCGCCGTGCCGTCCGGCGCCACCACACTGAATGCGGCCGTTGCGCTGGTCGCGAGCAGGGTGATGACATAGCTGCCGGTCTGCACCTTCGGGCCGAAGGTCAGCGCCGTCATGGCGCCGGAACCGGTGCCGACGATGGTCGGAATCGGGGCCGCTGCCAGCGCCTTGGTGATGCGGCCGAGGACCGCGCCAGCGTCCAAGTCCTGACCGCTCAGGACCGTGACGGCTTCGTTGTTGTAGCTCGGGTCGAAGGTCTTGGCGAGGTGCTCGCCATCCCGCGCACCCATGGTGAGGGTTGCCATTGTCGTCTCTCCTTACATGCGCTGAGGCGCGGAGTTGATCTTGTCCCACGGGACTCCGGCCTTCGGATCGGAATCCGACGGCGAAGCATGCGGGGCCGGGTTGGGGGCGTCCCTGTTGATTGCCTCCAGAGTGATGCCGCGATCCTGCGCGGCCGTAAGCAAGGCGAGCGCGAACGCTTCCGGAGAGTCTCCGTTGTCGATCGCTGCCTTCATCTCCGTCTCGAATCCCTTGCGGGCCAGCGAGTGAATCTTGCTGATCCGCACGCGTTCGGACTTGGCGGCCTCAGCGCGGAGTGCGGCGGTGTCCGGGGCTCCGGATGCCTTGCCCTCCGCTACGCCTTCGGCGCGTGCCTTGGCGAGTGCTTCGGTGTTGTCGATTTCGATCTGGCTTGCCTCGTATCCGGCCGCCAGGGCGAGTCGAAGATCATCGGTGTTCGACACCTTGATCGTCTTCTTGCTGTCGTTGCTCATGACTTCTCCTTCAAGAGCTGGTTGCTCGCAGGCGTCCGGCGAGTTCGGCTATCACTGTTTCCAGCGATCCAATGCGGTCGACCATGCCCGCGGCTTTCGCCTGAGCACCGACCATGACTCCGCCACGCCCGAAGTCCGACGCGACACGCTCGGGTGTCGTGCCTCGGAACTTCGCGACGGAGCCAATGAATACGTCCGCAAGCGCGTCGACCATCGATTGCACTTTCGCCCTTCCGGCGTCGGTGTTCGGGTCCAAGCGTTTGTCGGGTGAACTGCTGCTTACGATTTCGACACGGCGCACGTCGGACTTCTCGTCCCGCTTGCTCGTGTCCAGGTACGACATCACGACACCAATCGAACCGACGATGGCCGTCGCATCGACGACAACCTCAGATGCTGCTGAACCAAGCCAATAGGCGGCGCTCGCCATCGATCCGCCGGCATAGGCAATGACGGGCTTTTTCCTGCGCGCACCGTAGATCAGGTTTGCCAGTTCGTTGATGCCTGTGGCTTCCCCTCCGGGACTGTTGATGTCCAGCGCGATACCTGACACGTACGGGTTATCCAGTGCAGTGCGGATGTCCGTCGCCAGCACCTGAGTGCTGGTTGCTCCGCTTATTTCGGTGAACAGGTTCGCGTACCGAAAGATCGGTCCGGTGATCGGAATCACCGCGACACCGTCAGTCATTCGGACAGTGCGCGTGTTTTCAAGCGGACGGCCCAGCTTGGTCTGCAATGCCTCGGGATCACCCATCCCTTGCGCGATGGACAGTATGGTTTCCAGCCATTCGGCTTGAATCAGCCAAGGCCGCGACGCGGCGAGGTTGAAGGCGTCGATCACGATTCGTTTTCCTTGGTTGTCCCCGGCTGCGTTGCCGGTGGCGAATCAGCTTGCAGCGTGATCGGACGGCGTACGCCCTTGTCCTCGTCCCATGCAGAACGAACCGCGTTGTTCGCAGCAGGAAGACCGGCGGTCTTACGGAACGCCTCTTCGTCGTCAAGGTTCGGCGTGACCAATCCGGCGCGGACACTGGCGCCATACTTCTCTGGGTCAAGGCGCTCGCTCTTGCGCTTTGCCTCAATCTCTCGGACACGCTGCGCATGCACCGTCGCCCAATCCTCGCCAGTCATGGACGCGGTCTCGATGGCCTCGTTACTCACGCCGATCTCAATGCGCATCTTCGCAGCCTTGGCTTCCTTCTCTTCGTCCATCGCACCACGGCTAGGACCGATCCACAACGCACGCGCATAAGCACGGCGCTTCATCGGGTCAGCGTATCCAGGAAGGTTCAAGCGTCCAGATGCGACTTCCTCGTCCATCCACAGCCCATACACCGGCTGGCAGAATTGCTGCACCAACCACCAGCGGCGCATCGTGTAAAACCGCCACGCCTGCAACATCGCTGCGCGGGCCGCGGAGTAACTGGACTGGTAGTGCAGCATCAGCTCATCCAGCGGAAGCTCCAATGCAGCGCCGATCTGCTTGACCACCGACACGAAGAACGGGTCGAAGTTGACGTTGGGCCGGGTCGGGTTCGCGGTGTTAGCTTTCTCTCCCGGAGCCAGATCAACGATCGCACCGTTACCAAGCGCGATCTGCGGTGCGGCCGCAGTGTCAGTCTGCGAAACCTCGCCGAATGCAGGGATGGGGTTTCCGTCCGCGTCGAACTGCTCATTCCCCTTCTCGATGAAGACCGTAAACATTGCAGACACAACGGCCGCCATCAACTCGGCGGAACCGTAGCGCTGCAACTGGACCAGCGGCTCAAGGATCGGAGCAAGATACGGCGCGCCCCTGACCTGTCCGGGGCGTTCCTTGTCGTTCCACACATGTAACACGCGACGCCGTCCAGTCTCGCCACCGAACATTTCGTAGCGCGTCCACTTCGGCAGATTCACTGCCGTGAGCTGGTCGCCGGGATGGGTATTCCTGATCCAGCAGGCCACAGGAACACCGTTCTGCAAGACGATCCCATCAACCAGCGACGGAGTATCTACGCTGTCGTCCGGGTTGCTGATCCGGTCCGCCTCGATCAACTGCACCTTGAGTGAGGCGATCCCGACAGAACGTTCCTGCTGCGGAGTAAGGCCCATGACATCGCCGCTCAGCATCGCAGACAGGAGACTCAGCGACTGCAAGCCGTAGAAGTCGTTCGTTGCCTCCCAATCACACTGAACCGGGTCTTCCGCCCACGGAACAAAACGAGACGAAATCTGCGTGTTGATCGTCTCGGCCTCTTCCTCGCTGATTCCGAGCGCAACATGGTCAACAGCGGGACGGCACATCAGGCCCGTACCAACGATGTTGGTCCGCGGACGCGTCAGCGCAGCACGGGCGATCAGGTGGGACCGGAACGCATCCCGCGACCGTGCACGGAGAGTCCGCTGCTCACCAGCCGGAAGGTCCGAAGTCGCAGACCCAGGCGACGTGACCCACGACGCAAGACTACGGATCACACGCGACGCACCGCGCCACTTCGTCTCCTGCGTCTCGGTTGCGGCCTTCGGGCCGGTGAAGCGGTCAAAGAAGCCCATTAGTCGGGGACCACGTAGGTGATGCGGTTTCGTCCGGTCGCGCGAGATTCCGCAGCAACACGCGCCATCAATTCACGTTCCCGCGCATACAGCACGTCAAGGTCGGCCTTCGTCGCCTGCCGGTCGCCGTAGCGCACGGATTGGCTCCCAGCCTCGATCGCAGCAATCGCTGCGCGGACACTGGCTAGCTGGGTCGCGGTACTCATGCACTCACTCCACTGGATCGCGTGCCACGGCACGGACGCGTCACAGGCCTTGCCACAGGTGTGCCGTCGGCAACAACGTCCGGATTCTTATCCCACTCATCCGCCCAACTCGGCGGATTCTTCCAATTGATCCGATCCGCGCCCATGTGAACCGCCAAGGCTTCGGCGTACACGCTCAGGTCGAATGCTTCGTTGGCCGTCTTGTGGCCTTTCTTGTCCCAGCCCTTGGAACCGCGACTTTCCGCAGTCAGCTCATCGTAGAACCGGCTCGGCAGCCAGTCCGGGAAGTGGACGTATCCCGGTCCAGGCACTTCGCGTTGCAACTGACCCGCTACTGCATCCTTGAGAATCGTGGTGTTGATGATCAGCACCGGGACATCGCCCCGAGCTCCGGAACGGGAATCGCTGCGCTTGCGTGAATCCGGGTACGAAACCACCGTGCGCGGCGCTCTCTCTGTCGCAGCGCCTTTCACCAACAGGAATCGATGCGCCAGATTCTTGGACTTCAAGCTGCGCCAGAAGTCGTAGGCTCTCGGGGTCACTCCCGCTTTACCACCTGAGTCGCACCCAGCCAAACGTACAGGCATGGTTCTGCCGGAACCATCCGCAAGCGGATACCTGCGGTCAATCAGCTTCGGGATCAGGCGGTCCCAATCCTCCAGATATGCGGCAGGGTCCAGCGGTAGCTTTTCACCCGAGGTGCTCATCCGCTCCGACGACTTCAGCGCGAAGCGGTCAACCACCCACCGTTCCATGCCAGCGCCGAACCCGACTACCTGAACCACGAAGCGCGGATGCTTTCCCGCCTGAACGTCGGCAACAGCAACTAGAAACCTGACGCCCTCCGGGACTGTACCCTCCGGCCACTTCTCCGCGCGGGTCTGGAGCGCATGCGCGTCTCTCTGAACCGCTGACGTGATCGGCAGGTGAGGCATGGCCTGATCGACGTTGCGCGTCGTCTTCAGCGCTTGCTGCTCGCCCGTCGTGGCGTATTGCTTGACGGCTTGCAGGTAGCGCTCGATCAGAGATTCCCACGACTGATACACCGCAGCGACGCCGCCGATCCAGAAACTGGCGGTCCGTGACCTGAGCAACTCTCCTGTCACCGTGCCGTCGGGCCAGACCTTTTGCCCTTCCCCGGCCCAGCGACCCGCAGCATTCATCCCGCGCTTGTGTTTGTGCTCGATCTCTACCCCACAGTTCGGGCAGCAGATGCGCGACCATTTCCGCGACAGGCTGAACACGTCATCGGACCGGACGATTTCAACCAACTCATCCAGCGCCGGCACAGCGCGGAACAGCTCAAGCCCAGGCGAAGCCTGAAACGGTTCCTTGCACTCCGGGCACGGCCAGAACCACCGTCTACGATCGCCGCGGTTGTACAGGCTCAAGATACCGTCACAGGGCGGGGCCTCGTGCGGTGTCTGCGGCCTCCAGTTCGGTTCGACGTAGTCCCGTGCCGGGCTCGATTCCGCAACCACGATCCCCGACGACATGTAGGTCTGAATGCGCTTCAGCGCCAGACCGAAGCATTCATCGATCGACAGGTCGCCAGTGATGTTGTCAACGTCAGTCATCAGGACGCGGCGCAAGTCCTTGCCCGACAACTGCGCCAACGAAGGCCAGCCGAACCGCAAGGCCATGCCGGACCGGAAGAACTTCAGCAACACGTTGTCGTCGTGGCCGTGCGGGCTCAGCCGCTTGGCTAGTTCCGGGCTGCCCTTGATCGCTCGATTGATCCGGGTTTTGCTGTAGTCCTCCGCGGTTCCCTGGTTGGTCTGAACGATCAGCGTGTCCGCCGGGTCGCTCACAACCGAATACGCAACCGTCCCATCGACAAGGCAGATCGTCTTACCCGACCTCGCCGGGCCGACAAACACAATCGCCTCGTACAGCCGAGACCGGACCAAATCCATGGGCTCGACCATGTACGGGGTCGCTTCAAGACTCAGGTTGCCCGAAGCGCCAGACGGGTTGACAATCTTGAGATTGGCCGCCGCGGATTCGCTGACACTGATCCGCTGGGGTGGGCGGATCATCTCCGCCACACCCAGGCTAATCTCTCGTGCCGTCCCGTACATCCACACCCTCAGTCAGTTTCGCGTGCATAGCCGCACGCTGCCGGGCGATCGACTCGCCCAATGCTTCTACCTGTTCGCCGCTCAGTTCTGCATCGCGCTCCAGCGCGTCTGGCAGGGTGTCCAGGAACTGAACGACCTCCTTCACCAGCGTGGCGAACTCGACTTCTACCTCGGCCGCCGGGATCAACTGCCGGCAGCGCATCTCTAAGTCGGTCCGGCGAAGCTCCGACTGATACCACGCGTTGCGCTTGTCCGGCGGGAGACTTCGGGGATCGGGGTTGCCTTCCTCATCGAAGGCCGCAGGGTCCAGCAGGGCAGGGCAGGCGTCGCGCAGGCGATACACCGGGTATCCGTTCCGCTTCCCATCCGGCTGCACGTGGGCCTGCTGCAAGCGCTTCGATACCGTCTCACGCGCCATACCGAATTCAGCAGCCAGCCGTGCGATCGACAGACGGACCGCGCCATCGCCGATTTCTATCGCTGCACCCATAGCAGAATCAATACCTTACGTAGAAGCGGTTTTCAGAATGTGCTGCTGAAGTCCACGTGTTGCGAAAAACTGACGGAAAATGCGAGCCATCGA